TAAAGAGAAAAACCCCCCCCGCCGCCTTAAAGGGGGGGGTTCCCCCCCGCCGCGACCTTATAGCCGACGGCATTATGCCGACGGCTGACCCTAATGACCCTAATAAAACGGCACGTGAGACCCTCCTGCCCGACCTTAAAGCACCGGCACAGCCGGTGCGCGACCCTAACGACCTTAAAGACCCTAAACCAATGGCACGTGCCAACCTTCCCCGCACGCAAAAACCCACCCAAACCATGACCCCTAAATCCCAAATCCGAATCTCCGACTCCGCCGAGGTGTGCGTAATCGACATCGAAGGCACAATAGGAGTCCCCGAGGAGTGCCAGTTCGACGGCGAGCCGTCGCAAGTGGCGACCTACGAAAAGTTCCGTACCCAGGTCGAGCGCATTTCGCGTATCGAGTCTCCCGTCGTAATCGTCAATATCCGCTCTACGGGCGGCGACGTGAACGACGCGATGCTGATATATGAGGCTCTCGCCGCGCTCGACGCCCGCATCACCACCCGCTGTTACGGCTACACGGCATCCGCCGCGACCATAATCGCCCAGGCTGCCGACGAGGGCTGCCGCGAAATCTCCGCCAACGGACTCTACCTCATCCACAACTCGGTATGTGCCGTCGAGGGCAATGCCGAAACCCTCTCGTCGCGCATCGAACTGCTGCGCAAGACCGACGAACGCATAGCCGGCATCTATGCCGCACGTTCGGGACGACCCGCCGACGAGTTCGTCGCGCTGATGAACGAGAATGGCGGCGACGGACGCTGGCTCTCGCCCGACGAGACGCTTGCGGCGGGGCTTGCCGACCGCATCGTTGGCATTGAGGAGCAGCCCGCACGCGAATCGATGGTACGCGACATAGCCGAACGCATCGTGAGGCTGTTCGGCGGCGAGAGGCGCGAAAGCGTCGACCGACCGCTGCCCGCAGCCGTGAACGTCCTGCACGCGCCCGTCGCCGACACCGCCACAGCGAAATCGCTCGTGGCGTTCGAGGAGGGGCAGAATGCGGCTGCGGCGACGAAGACCGCCGAGTGCGAAGACCCGACGGACGACGACATGCGTCCGACGCCGAATGCGCTCGCCTACTCCGCCGACGCGAAGAGTTTCCGCCGAGCCTGACCCCTCACCCCCAACAAAAAAAGTCCTTAAAGTCTTTAAGGACCCTAATGACCTTAAAGACCTTAATCCAATCACCTAAAAACCCCAAAAACCATGTTAATCGAAAACCCTAAGACCTACAAAGGTCGCGAAGTCGAAACAATCTTTTTCCGTCCGGCATTCTGCGGCGATTCCGCCGAGCAACTGGGCGTCAGAGTAATCTACAACATGCCCATGCCGACTACCGTGCAGGTGTGGAGCCGTCCCGACGATGTGCTGCAAACCTACGCGAGCGGATGGAGCGGCGGGTCGAACGCCCGCAAGTTGCAGAAGCGCATCGACATGCATAAAGTGAAGGCGGAAACGTCGTTCTCCGCCGAAGACTACTTCTCGATGGTGTTCGAGCAGATAACCGGTCGCACCGACATCAATATGGGCGACCTCTCGGGAACCGAACTCGAAAAGGCGGAGACCGAACTCTTCCGTCAGGCCATCGCCGAGGGCGTGCGCGCCACGATGTGGCTCGGCGACACGGACGGCGACGTGTCGGACTTCACCACGTTCAACGGCTTCCTGAAAGCAATCAAGACCGCCCATGAATCCTCCGCCGAGGGACTTTCGTTCACCGAATACGCCATCGGCGACTTCAACGACGTCGGCGAAATCTTCGAGATGGCGTGGATTACGGCATCGCACGAACTCCGCAGCCTCCGTTCGGAGGGCAACCTCGCCTATTTCATCTCGTCGGACCTGCGCCACGAGTACGAGTGTCTGCTCGACGAGAAGGGCGTCGATTCGGCATACCGCGAGAGCATCGACGGTCGCCCGACGCTGTCGTACCACGGCATTCCGGTAATCGAGGTGCCGCTCGGCAAGTACTCGAAGAAGCAGTACTACGCCAAGCAGTTCTGCATCCTCACCGACCGACGCAATCTGGTACTCGCGCTCAACACCTCCGACATGCCGGAGAACGAGGTGCGCATGTGGTATAACCCCGACGAGATGGAGAACCGCCAGCGCGCCGTATTCCTCGCGGGTACGGAGATTCTCGACGAGCGTCTGCTGTCGGCATGCATCGCGATAGTCGAGTAACGGCGTATGGAAGATACGGCTTACAAACCGGTCGGGGGTGTGGCGCGTGTCGCACTCTACCCGACATACGGAGACATCGGATTGCGATTCGCCGGCGGCGTGTGCGAGGCGACGTTCGACTGCGAACCGGTCGAAGTGCCGCTGACAGACGACAGGTCGTCGTTCGAGGAGTTGCTCGACAACTCCTCCGGACCGCTCTCCGTAACCCACACTCTCACGCTCGTCGCCGAACGCGGCGAGGCGTCGCAATGGCTGTCGGCGGAGTTCGCCGACAGCCTGTCGCGGCAGGGCGTCATCGCCGACATCACGCTGAACGACGGTCGCCGCCTGATAGTCGGCTGCTCGGAGCGGATGGAGAGGGACTTTCCGCTGCGGTTCGTGTCGCTGCACAGCGACTCGGGCAGACGGCTCTCCGACACCCCGACACTGACGCTCACTCTGCGTTCGACCGACACCGCCCCCGCAATGCCCCTGACAGAGAAACGACCTTAAAGTCCTTAATGACCTTAAAGACTTTAAGGACTTTAACGACCCTATTACCCCTGAAAAACCATGAAAACACCTACCAAAAGAAGCGTCGTTTGCAGCGTCGGCAACGCCGCAGACCCCTACGAGGCACTTTCAGTGCCGGTCGAGAGCGGCGAGTACTGGCGCTGGGGCAGCGACAACCGCTTCCCGAAAGCCCTCGCGCTCATGTCGCGCCGCTCGACCACCCACCGGCGCATAATCAACGACAAGGCGGACTACATCACCGGCAAGGGCTTCGCCTTCGACACAGCGCAGCCGCTGCTCGGGCGGTTCATCGAGCGCGCCAACGGCAGCGGCGAGACGCTGCGTCAGGTAATCAACAAGATAGCCTACGACAAGTCGCTGTTCGGCAATGCGTTCCTCGAAATCATCACCGACGCCGACCACTCGTTCCTGTCGCTCTGCCATCAGGATGCGACGCGATGCCGCATAGCCAAGGACTCGAAGCACGTGCTGCTCCACCACGACTGGGACTCATTATCGCTCGCCGAAGCCGCCAGCCTGCCGCTGTTCCCGCTCTTCGAGCGTCGCGGCGACGGCACGCTGCGCTCGATAATCCACTACAAGGACTACGAACCGATGTTCGACCACTACGGCGTGCCGCCCTACATCGCCGGCATGAACGTGTCGGCAATCGCCTACAAGACCGACCGCTGGAACATCTCGCGGCTCGACAACTCGTTCCAACTCTCGGGCGTCATGATGATAGACGACGCCGTGGACAGCGAGGAGGAGGCGGAAAGGCTCGTCCGCACAGCGGAGGAGAAGTTCGCCGGTCGCCCGGGACAGGTGATGTTCGTCATCAAGGAGGGCAGTGCCGACGACAACTCGCGTTTCATCCCGATTTCGTCGCAGAACGAGGGCGACTGGAAGTCGCTGCACGACCAGGCGACGGGCGACATCGTCGTCGCCCACTCGTGGTTCCGTTCGCTGAGCGGACTCGACTATTCGTCGGGATTCAGTTCGGAACGCATTCTCCACGAGTACGAGGTCGCGCTCAACACCGTAATTCTCGGCGAGCAGGCGGAGATTCTCGAACCGATAGTGCGCGTGCTGCGCTCGGTGCTGGGCATCGACGCCTCGTCGCTCCAAATCGTCAACCGCCCTCCGACCCGCTCCAAGCCGATATACATGAAGGTATGGGAGGCGCGCAAGGCGGACGGTCTCGACTACGACCCCGACGACGAACGCCAGCAGGCGTACCTCTCCGAAATCACGAAGTATAACGTAACAAGCATCGGATAACCATGAAAACACTTATCACACCATCGCAGGCGGTCGCGCTCGCCTTCACCGACGGCGAGTACGTTTCGCCGGCCGCGGTCGGCGAGTCCGACATCGCCGCCGCAATGCACCGCTACGTCGAACCCGTCATAGGCACTCCGCTCGCCGAAGCCCTCGCCGAGGGTCGCTACGCGGCACTGACGGAGGATTTCGTCGCACCCGCGCTCGCCATGTCGGTACGCACGCTCATACAGCGCGCGCTCAACGTCCGCACGGGGCAGGTCGGACTGTCGATACCGACCGGTAGAGGTTCCGACACGGCGTTGAAGAGTGCGGGCGACGAACTGCAACGCTTGCTCGTGCGCCGCCGCCGCGCGCTGTTGCGCCGGCTGTCGGACCATCTCGCCGCACACAGGGAGGATTATCCGGAGTACCGTCCGGAGGATGATGCAATGAAAAAATGTTCGATAGATGGAGGCTTTGTTCAGATATATTAACGCTGCGGCACTCGGTCTGGCGTCGATGTTCGCGCCCGTCCGACCGCTCGTCTGCTGCGCGGTACTCTTCATAGCGATAGATTTCGTCACGGGGGTGCTCGCAGACCGCAGGGCGGCGCGGGAGGAGGGTCGCAAGTGGTATTTCGAGAGCGGCGAGGCGTGGCGCACCGTCCGCAAGGCGGGATTCGTCATCATCGCAATCGCCATGTCGTGGCTTTTGGAGAGTTGCGTACTCGACTTCATGGACCTGCACCTCACGCGCATGTTCACGGGCTTCGTATGCGGAGTGGAGATGTGGTCGTTCCTCGAAAACGCCGCCCAACTCTCGGATGCGATGCTCTTCGGGTGGCTGCGCCGCTATGTCCACCGCCGCATAAAAAACGAACTGGAAGATGAATGACAAGAGACCTTTGAGCCGCGGGCTGCGCAACCGCAACCCCGGCAACATACGCCGTTCGGGCGTCCGCTACAAGGGCGAGTGCGCCCGAAGCACTGATGCCGAATTCCGGCAGTTCGAATCGATGGAGTGGGGCTACCGCGCGATGTTCGTGCTGCTGCACACCTATTCCCGCAAGCACGGCTGCCGTACCGTCCGCGACATGATTTCGCGCTACGCGCCGCCGTCGGAGAACGACACCGAAGCCTACATACGCCGTGTGGAATCCGTTTCGCACATCGGTGCGCGGGAGGTCATCGACACTCTCGACGGCAACACGATGACCGCCGTCGTCGCCGCGATGTCGGAGGTCGAGAACGGCGTGAAAGCCGTTCCCGCCGAGGTGCGGCAGGGCTGGCTGCTCTTCGCGGAGGATTTCGGGGGAGGGAACGGTCGGCACGTGCGGGAGGATTAGGGTCTTTAAAGTCGCGCGGCGGGCCGGCGTGTCCTCCCGCGTTGTCGCGGGGCGGCGGGGGAGGAGG